GGGGGCGCTGCGGGTGCGGGTGAGCACCTGCCCCGCCTCCCGGGCCTGGTCCGTGCCCTACCTGATCCGGCTGGAGCGGTGGCGGCCTGGGATGTACAGCACACAGTATCTTGACAGCGCGGAGGCGCTGAGGGAGGAGATTGCCGATGAGCGATAATGATACACTCCGCCGGATCGCGGAGCAGCTTGGACCGGAGGAGATCCTGTGTCAGTGCGCGGAGGAGTGCTCTGAGCTGGCCCAGGCAGTGCTCAAGATGCGCAGGGTGCTGGTGGGAACCACACCGCTGACGCAAAGCGAGGCGCGGGTCCTTATCAATGAGGAGGTGGCCGATGTGCTCAACTGCGTGGAGTCTTTGGAGGCCATCAGCTTTGTGGACCGGGCCCATGTGTCGCGGATCCAGGCCGAGAAGCTGGAGCGGTGGGACAGGCGGACCATGGAGGACGTGACATGAGCGGGATGCTGGACAAGCTGCACCGGAAGCACCAGATCGAACTGGAGGTGACGCGCCATGTGACCCGGCAGGAGATGGTGGATTTCGCAGCCATCGCCCTAAACGACGCCTTTGGGTTCGGGCCGGAGCGGTGCAAAAAATTTGTGGACGCCCTGAACGCCGCGGTGAACGAGACGGCGGACATGATGGACGCAGACACCAGGGACCTGGAGTACACCATTGCAAAATTTGAGGAGCGGCTGAAGCAGGTGGTGGGGCCGCACTATGTGCCAAGGAGCGAGCGGTATGGGTAAGCAGTGCGAGGGGTGCATCTATTACAAATCCTTAGGAGCCTGTGGAGAGGGGACCGAAAAAGCGTGTCACTATCTTCTGATCTGTGGAAAGCCGAGAGTACGCGATGGTGAAGAGTGTCGGTCCAGACAGGAAGAGAAGGTCCGCCGCAAGAAGAATGGAGGGGGAAAGGATGTTGGACACAGAACAAGCAGCCAGGATGTGCCCAATCTGCGGAGAAGATAGTTCCGTATATGACACGAGGGAAACGCCAAACGGAAAAATCATCCGCAGGCGGAGATGTACAAAGTGTGGGGCACAGTTTGAGACAGAGGAAACATTTGCTCGATTTCTCCCCGGAAAAAATCAAAAAAATTTTTGAAAACCCTATATATAGGGGACAGGCCTCAAAATATCTGAGAAAATGGGGGGTGGGTAGAGATACCCACTCCCTTCTTTCTTTTGCCCGGCTCCGTGGCAAAAAACGGGCCCTCCTAACCAATGGCCGCCCCGATCTGCACAAGGGGCGGCAGATATGCCGCAGGTAGAACCAGCCCAAGATACGGGCCGGAGGATCGCGCCCTCCATGCGGAACCAAATGAATCATGGGTGAGCCCGTCTCGCTGAAAAGATGGGAGGGTGGGATCTGGGGATAAAATGATGGGGTGGTGACATGGCTGCACGGCTGACGGATAAGCAGCGCAAAAAAATAGTGGCTGATTATCTGGACCTGGGCAGTTATCGGGCCACTGGAAGAAAAAACAAGGTGTCTGCGGGGACAGTAAAGCGAGTTATCCAGGAATGTGACGACATTGAGCAGAAAGTATCACAAAAAAAGGATGAAAACACCGCTGACATTATGGCGTACATGGAAAAGCAGCGCGGTGTGGTGTGTGAGATCATCGGCAAGGGCCTGGAAGCCCTGAACACGCCGGAGAAGCTGGCGGAGGCCACCCCGGCGCAGATCACCACGGCCATCGGCACGCTGATCGACAAGTGGACGGCCATCAGCGGCGGGCCTGCGGACACGGCGAAAGAGGACGGGCTCAGCCAGAGCCTGAGAGAATTGGCGGAGGAGATGGAGAGCGATGATTAGCCCAAAACAGCGAAAAATCCTCGCCTTCCCCTACTCCAAGTACGACGCCCTTATCTGTGACGGCGCTGTGCGCTCCGGTAAGACCTCCATTATGATGTGGGCGTTTGTGGACTGGGCAATGAGAGAGTTCAGCGGGCAACGGTTTGGCATCTGCGGCAAGACTGTGGACAGCGCTTCCAAGAACATAGTGGTGCCGTTCATCTCCATGTCCCTCGCCAAAGAGCGCTACACCATGCGCTGGCGGCGGGCGGACAAAGTGCTGGAGGTTCGCCGGGGCGCTGTGACCAACTACTTCGAGGTGTTCGGCGGCAAGGATGAGAGCAGCTTTACACTGATTCAGGGCCGCACGTTGGCTGGGGTGCTGCTGGACGAGGTTGCGCTGATGCCCCGCAGTTTCGTGGAACAGGCGCTGACCCGCTGCTCTGTGGACGGGGCAAAGCTGTGGTTTTCCTGTAACCCGGAGAGCCCGCAGCACTGGTTCTATACGGAGTGGATCAGGCGGCACAGGGAGCGAAACGCCCTGTACCTACATTTTGAAATGACAGACAACCCCGGGCTGAGTGCAAAGACCATCGAGCGCTATCAGACTATGTTCACTGGCGTATTCTATGACCGGTACATCCGTGGCCTATGGGTGCTGGCCGAGGGCCTGGTCTATGACTTCTTCGGTGAGGGGCAGATCGCGGATGAGGTCCCCGGCAAGGGTGAGTATTACATCTCCTGCGACTACGGCACGCTGAACCCCTTCTCCGCTGGCCTGTGGTGCTGGGATGGGAAAATGGCCACTCGTGTACGGGAATACTACTACTCCGGGCGGGAGAACCAAAGGAACAAGACCGACGAGGAGTATTATACCGATCTGGAAGCCCTGGCCGGTGATTTACCTGTTCGGGCGGCGGTGGTGGACCCATCAGCGGCATCGTTTATCGAGACCATCCGGCGGCACGGGCGGTTTAAGGTGCGCAAGGCACACAACGAGGTGGTCCCTGGTATCATGACTACAGCACGGATGCTGCGGGACGGGACGGTGAAAATTCACCGCTCCTGCAAGGATGCAATTCGGGAGTTTGGCCTGTACCGCTGGGACGATAAGGCGGCGGAAGATAGGCCTGTGAAGGAAAACGACCACGCCATGGATGACATCAGATATTTTTGTCAGACGATTTTAAGGCACAAGGCCGGGAAGCCGGAGTATGTACCATTGTATCAGCGGGGGGTGAGAGATTGAAAACCTATCAGGACCTGACCGCACTGGGCGACAATGAGCAGGAGCGGATGGAATTTGTGCGGTCCGCCGTCCGGGATCACTTGGGCAGCGAAGATTACCGGATTGCCGCCGCTGCGGAGGAATACTACGCCAAGCGGAACACCACCATCGAGTGCTTTCACAAGATGCTCTACACGGCAGCGGGGCAGGCGTATCCCGATCTGTTCAGCAGCAATTTCAAGCTGAAAACCCTCTTCTTCCGGCGGTTTGTCATCCAGCAGACCCAGTACGTTTTATCCAACGGCGTGACCTTTGAGCACCCGGAGACGAAGAAGAAGCTGGGGAGCACCTTTGACAACCAGATCCAGAAACTGGCCAAAAAGTCCATGGTGGACGGCGCGGCATACGGATTTTGGAACCGGGACCATCTGGAGGTGTTTGGCTTTGCGGACACCTGCAACGAGGCGGGCTTTGCACCGCTCTACGACGGCGACAGCGGCGCTCTGGCTGCCGGTGTGCGATATTGGGGGACCGCGGAGGGGCAGACCAAACGGTACACCCTGTATGAGCCGGACGGCGTGACAGAGTACATCCAGCGCAAGGGCGAGGATCTGCAGGTCCTTCAGGAGAAGCGGCCCTATCTTCGGGATGTGCGCCGGGACGGGCTTGGGAACGAGACCATCGAGGGCGCCGGGAACTACGACTCCCTCCCCATCATCCCCATGTACGCAAACGACCTGCACCAGTCTGAGTTTGTGGGCATCCGGGAGAGCATCGACTGCTACGATTTCATCAAATCCGGCCTTGCCAACGTCATCGAGGACAATTCCTCGGTCTACTGGACGCTCAAAAATGCCGGAGGCATGGATGACACGGAGATTGCCCAGTTCATGGACCGGCTTCGGACGCTGCGGGCGTCTGCGGTGGATTCGGACGACGGCGGCGGTGTGGAGGCCCACACGCTGAACATCCCCTATGAGGCCCGGGAAGCGTTGCTGGCTCGCTTGCGAAATGACCTCTATGAGGACTTCCAGCTGGTGGACATGGAAAAAGTGCTTTCCGGCAACCTGACAGCCACAGCAATTCGGATCGGCTATCAGAGCCAAGACGACAAGTGCGGAGACTTCGAGTACCATATTCGGGACTTTATCGGGAATTTGCTGAATCTGGTCGGCATCGAGGACGAGCCGTCTTTCCAGTGGAACAGGATTGCCAACCAACTGGAGGAAACTCAGATGGTCCTTTCTGCCGCAAACTACCTGGATGATGAGGCGGTCATTAAGCACCTCCCGTGGATGACCCCGGAGGAAGCGGAGGAGCTGCTGAAACGCCGGGCGGCAGAGGAGATCGACCGCACGCTCTTGCGGGAGCCGGAGGTGACGGAGGATGGAGAGGAAGCCTGATTACGCCCACCGGATGACCGATAAGGAATTGGGCGAGTTAGAGCGTCGGATCTCTACTATTTACCAAGAAGCCCGGAACAGTCTGGATGAGACGGTTAGGGCCTACTTTGAAAGCTTCCGCCAGCGGGATGAGAAGATGAAAAAGCTCATCGGAACCATACAGAATGGGCGGGAGTGGACGAAGCAGGACTACAACAACTGGAGATTGGCCCAGATCGGGAGAGGAGAGCGGTTCAAGGTTCTGCGGGACAAGGTGGCGGAGCGGTATACAAACGCCAACGAGACGGCTACCGCCTATGTCAATGATGCTACACCAAGTATCTACTCATTGAACCGCAACTATGCGGCGTACACCGTTGAGCAGGTGGCTGGGGACGTGGGCTTTGACTTGTGGGACGAGCAGACGGTAAAACGATTGATTGTGGAGCAACCGGACCTGATGCCCTATTACCCGCCCAAGCGGGCGCTGCGCCGGGGAATCGACCTTGCCTGGGGGAAAAAGCAGATCACGGCCAGCGTCACCAGCTCCATTCTCCAAGGGCGGAGCGTAAAGGGAATGGCGGATGACCTGCAAACCCGCATCCTGGAGATGAACCGTTCCAGTGCCATACGGACAGCCAGAACAGCTGTGACCGGGGCGCAGAACGCGGGGCGTATGGATAGCTACCACGCCGCCGAAAAAATGGGTATCCGCATGAAAAAGGAGTGGCTGGCCACCCTGGACAACCGTACCCGCCACGCTCATGCCGTGCTGGACGGCCAGCAGACCGATGTGGACAAGCCGTTCAAGGTGAATGGGGAGGAGATACGATACCCAGGGGACCCGACGGCGTCTGGGTATCTGGTCTATAACTGCCGGTGCACCCTGATTGCGGCGGTGGATGGAGTGGATCCCTCGGACGCGCTGCGAAGAGATCGGGACGGGCTGCTATCAAACATAACTTACGCACAATGGGAAGTATCTAAGCGCGGCTATAGCGCAAAACCGATCTCAACAATTCACAATAAACCGCTGTTAAAGTGGCGCAATTCCTTGAAAAACAAGGAAAATCGAGCTATACTAAAGTCAAAGATTGAAAGCAAGGAAATATCCACAAAAATAAGACCACAGCAGCACGCAAAGCATGTAGAGGGAACGCCGCAATTTAATCAATATAGGGCAGATCGCCTTGCGAAGGGGAAAACGCCGCAGAGTATATTGACCATCACTGAGAAGGAAGCACAAGACCTTGTAAATCTCTATTCCTGTACAGGCGCAGTTGAGATTGAAATCAGAAGTGATGGGACTGCTAAAATTGTTGAATATTGCAACGCTGACAGGATAATTGGGAAATATTACATTTCCAATACATACCGTGAAACAAAGAGATTCGGCATCTTTTATTCAAAAAGAGGGGTGCACATTGTCCCGACACGGCCAGAAAAGGAGTGATGTAGAATGGTGAATATATGGGAGTACGCAAGCTCTTTCCCCAAAGTCCGGATCAAGACCAAAGATGGGGGCCTGTATGTCGGCTATACACTCATGGTCTGGGATGCTGATGAATCAAACGACGATGAGGACAGTATTACGATTGAATTGAACAGTGGTGAAACACGATCTTTCTACCCGTCTGAGATCGAATCTATCGAGAAAATCAAATGAACATTGATCTTCACGACCACTCTGACGAGGTTCTTGCTGCGCTTCAGGAGGCCGCAGAGCGGGCGCTGGAAAAGTGCGGGCTGGTGGCGGAGGGGTATGCCAAGCGGCTGGCCCCGGTGGATACCGGAAACCTCCGAAATAGCATCACCCATAAAGTAGACCCAGCAGAACCTGCGGTGTACATCGGAACGGACAGCGAGTACGCCGCTTATGTGGAACTGGGCACCGGCCAATATTACCCCGGCGGGCGGCCCACCCCATGGAAGTACCAGGACGCCAACGGAAACTGGCACTGGACGGCGGGTAACAAGGCGCAGCCCTACCTGAAACCTGCGGTTGCCGACCACGCTAACCAGTACAGAGCGATTATTGAGGACGAATTGCATGGACGCTAAGACCATTCAGGCCATCGAGGCTATCATCAAGCGGGGCAACGACGCTGAGATCCGCCGGAAGGGCGACGGGTACGTTGTCATGGAGGTCAAAAAGACAATCAAATATACGACTTCTGCGTAATTGGGCGCAGAAAAGGGCAATAGGAGCCAGCTACCGAGGAATACTCGGTGGTTGGCTCTTTTTTCTTTTTGGTAAACGCCGCGAAGCACAGCGGTTTTTATATCACAGTCGCCCCCAAAGTACCGGGGCCGAAGAAAAGGAGACTGAATATGGCACTGACCAGAAAACTTTTGAAGGGCATGGGGCTCACCGACGAGCAGATGGACACCATCATTGAAGCACACACCGACACTGTGGACGGCTTGAAAGAACAGGTAAAGGCTTACAAGGCCGACGCTGACAAGCTGCCCGCCGTCCAGAAGGAATTGGACGACCTGAAAGCCGCCGGGGACGACGGCTGGGAGGAAAAGGCCAAGGGCTGGGAAAAGAAATACACCGACCTGGTGGCCGAGAACAAGAGCAAGGAGACCCGGGCGGCCAAGGAAGCGGCTGTCAAGGCCTACTACGAGGGCAAGGGCATCACCGGGGACAACCTCACCATTGCCATGATGGGCAGCGGAGAGGCCATCGATAAGCTGGAACTGGACGGCGACAAGATCAAGGATGCCGCCGCGCTGGACGCTCTGGTGGGCGGGGCCTTTGCGAAGCTGGTCTCCACTATGACCACGGAGGGGCTGAAAACCCAGACGCCCCCCAAGAACAATGGCGGCAAGCTGACCCGGGAGGAGATCGTGAAGATTGCTGATCCTGTGGAGCGCCGTGCCGCCATCCGAGACAACATGGAACTGTTTGAGAAAGGATGATAATTCATGGCAGCAGATCCCAAGCTGATTAAGAAGACCGACCTCGCCCGCGTGCGGGAGATCGACTTCACCCTGATGTTTACCGAGAGCCTGCGCAAGCTGACCGAGGCCCTGGGCGTGACCCGGAAGGTGGCCAAGCAGGCGGGCACCGTGCTCAAGACCTATAAGGCCACCGGAACCCTGGAGGACGGCGCTGTTGCCGAGGGCGAGACCATCCCCCTGAGCAAGTACACCACCGAGGCCGTGAATTACGGCGAGATCTCCCTCAAGAAGTGGCGCAAGGCCACCTCTGCCGAGGCAATCATTGAGCGTGGCTATGACCAGGCCGTGGGCATGACCACCGACCGTATGCTCAAGGATGTGCAGAAGGCCATCCGCAAGGACTTCTTCACCTTCCTGGGTACCGGCACTGGTACCGCCACCGGCGCGGGCCTCCAGGCGGCTCTGGCCCAGACCTGGGGCAAGCTTCAGACCCTGTTTGAAGACGACGACATCCAGGCCGTCCACTTCATCAACCCCTTGGACATTGCCGACTACCTGGCTACCGCCACCATCACCACCCAGACTGCCTTCGGCATGACCTATATCGAGGACTTTTTGGGTATGGGCAAGGTGTTCATGAACTCCAGCGTGCCCAAGGGCACCATTTACTCCACCGCCCAAGACAACCTGGTCCTCTACTATGTGCCCGTCAACGGCGCTGACCTGAACGAGGCGTTCTCCTTCACCAGCGACGAGACCGGCTACATCGGCATCCACGAGGAGCCCGACTACACCAACATGACCGCCAGCGACACTGTGGTGAACGGCATGACCCTGTTTGCTGAGCGCCTGGACGGTGTGGTCAAGACCACCATCACAGAGCCGGGCCCTTAAACGCGCTGTTGAGTGAGCCTGCGCCCGCTGCTCCTGCTGGTCTGGACACCCGGGCCAGTGGGGGGCCGGGCGTCAGCAGCGCAGCCGTACAGGCCGAACCTGCAAAGGTGGTGAAAAGCCGTGCTCGAAGCCGTACTGACACATCTGAATAACTGGTTCGCCCGGGAGATGTACGCCGGGACCTTTACGGTGACCGGTGGGAAGCTGGTGCTTCCGAATCTGGCGGAGGGCCAGTATTTCCGCATCGTGGGCAGCGTGTTCAACGATGGGCTGCACCAGCACCAGGCCACGGACCTGGCGGACGAGACCTTTACCGGAGCTGTTTGGGCGCTGGCGGTCCCCAAGTCTGTGGTTACCCTGGCAGAGGAGATCAAGGCGTGGGCCGCAAAGAACCAGCCGGGGGCGTACACCAGCGAGAGCTTCGGCGGGTACAGCTATACCCGGGCTACCAACGCCAAGGGCGCATCGGTGGGCTGGCAGGACGCCTTTGCCGCCCAGCTGGCCCCCTATCGCAAACTGCGGGACACTTCCATGGTGGCTCCGAACCCCAAGGGGACGCCGCCCACGCCCCGAAAACCGTGCTGGAGGTGAGCGCGTGAGCCTGTTAGATGATTTTGCCCGGACCTGCGTAGTGCTGGAAAAGACCCGGAGACCGGACGGGGCCGGAGGCTACTTTGTGGAGTGGGCCGAGGGTGCGGAGTTTGTCAATTATCAGGCCCTGGACACCTCCATGGAGGCCCGGAGGGCAGAGAAGGAGGGCGTGACCAGCGTGTATTCCGCGCTGGTGCGCTCCGATTTCCCCATCGACTACAACGATTACTTCCGAGACAAGACCACCGGCCAGACCTACCGGGTGACCTCTGATCCGGAGGAGAAGGTGGCCCCAAAGTCCGCCAGTTTCGCCCTGAAATTCTTCACGGCGGAGCGGAAGGAGCTGCCGACATGACCAAAAACAAAGCCCTGTATGCCTGGCTCAATGAGTTCATGCCGTTTTACCGGGCCTCCTCTGTCTCTGATGACGTGGTATTCCCTTACGGCACCTATGAGTACATCGAGGACGCTTGGGGCGGCGGTGAGGTGAGCATGACCGTCAACCTGTGGTTCCACACCACCAGCGAGGCGGTACCCGACAAGAAAGCCCAGGAGTTCTCCCGGCGCATTGGCTACGGCGGCGTGACCATCCCCTGTGACGGCGGGTACATCTGGCTCAAACGGGGGTCTCCCTTCTGCCAGAGCCTAAAATATGAGGAAGACAACAACATCAAGCGGCGGTACATCAACCTGACCGCCGAATACCTGACTTTGAACTGAAAGGAGCGATACCATGGGAATCTTTACGAAAATCCCGCAGGACACCTTTTCCGAGTTACAGCTTGACGCCGGTGTTCTGCTGAATAAGTTTGACCCGGCCAAGGTGGCTGCCCCAGCGGATGAGGACATCATCTGTGCCACTACTGGCGGCATCAACATCAGCTGCGTGCCCACCTACTCCGACATGGGCGAGGATGTGGACAACTGCCCCACCAACACCAAGGAGTTGAAGCACCTGGACGGCTGGGACTGTAAGATGTCCTTCACAGCTCTGGGCACCTCTCCTGAGAGCATCAAGCTGGCCCTGGGCGCTGCCACGGTGGAAACCAGCAAGGTTACCCCCAACCGGGATTTGAAGCAGGAGGATTTTAAGGACATCTGGTGGGCTGGCGACCGGGCCGACGGCGGTGCCGTGGCCGCCTGCCTGAAAAACGCTCTCTCCACCGGAGGGTTCACCCTCAAGACCACCAAAAACGGAAAGGGTCAGGTCTCCGTGGAACTGACCGGCCACGTGTCCATCGAGGCTCAGGATGTCATGCCCATGGAGTTTTATAGTTTCACCGCACCACTGCCTGGTGCGGGTTGAGGGGGTAACCCATGAGACTGTCTGACATCAAGGGCGACCGCACCCTGGAAGTCATTGCCGAAGTCATTGATCCCATCTGCAATATTGCGGAGGATGACGCGGCGATGTCCATGTTTTGGCGGGAGAAGCTGCCGGAGGGCATGGAGCCGAAGAAGTTCCTTCTGGCCCGGGCGCGGAAGTCGCTGCCCGTGCTGCTGAAAAAGCACAAAGGCGACATCATTGACATCCTGGCCGCCATCGAGGGCGTGCCCAAGGAGCAATACCAAGGTGCGCTCAACCTGGTCAAGCTGTTCAAGGACGCCACCGACTTGCTGACGGATGAGGCGTTCGCTGAGCTTTTTATCTCCGCGCAGGGCGAGACCTCCTCTGGCTCTGCGCCGGAGAATACCGAGGCCCCCTCAGCGTAAAGGCATTTGCCCGGTATGCCGCTTCCAGATGGCTGCATGAGCAGAAGGACACGGCATACCGGGTGTATGTGACTGATGCGTTGAAAGCGGTTGCGGAGAACACCGCCAAGTACGCTGGTGGCGGTTACATTAAGACCCGGTACATCGAAATCATTGACCCGTCCCCTGAGGAGACCCGGACGGGGGAGGAGATCATAGCGCAGATGAAGGCCAAGCTGGGCCAGATCGGAGGTGACCCGGATGAATCTGCTTGACCTGTATGCAAAAATCACGATGGACACCAGTGGCTACGAAAAGAGTCTGGACGATGCCTCCAGTAAGGCATCCGACTTTGCATCCAAACTGAAAAGCGGCCTTGCCACGGCGGCCAAGGTGGGTGCTGCTGCCCTGACCGCTGCGGCCACCGGCGTGGCTGCTCTGACAAAGGCATCAATCGACCAGTACGCAGAATATGAGCAGCTGGTGGGCGGTGTGGACACGCTCTTCAAGGCTGCGTCGGATAAGGTACAGCAATATGCTGATAAAGCCTATGAGACTGCCGGCATGAGCGCCAATGAGTACATGAATACAGTGACCAGCTTCTCTGCGTCTTTGCTCCAAAGTCTAGAGGGAGACACGGAAGCGGCAGCGCAAAAGGCAGACCAGGCCATTACTGACATGGCCGACAACGCCAATAAGATGGGCACCAGCATGGAAATGATCCAGAACGCCTATCAGGGCTTTGCCAAACAGAACTATACCATGCTGGACAACCTCAAGCTCGGGTACGGTGGCACTAAGGAGGAGATGCAGCGACTCTTGAAGGACGCCGAAAAGCTATCCGGCGTTAAATATGACCTCTCCAGTTATGCCGACATCGTAGACGCCATCCATGTGGTGCAGACAGAGATGGGCATCACTGGCACAACTGCAAGAGAAGCCAGCACGACTATTCAGGGTTCCGTAGCCAGCATGAAGGGCGCATGGCAAAATCTTGTGACTGCCATAGCGGCAGATGGATGGGACATTGGCGTATATGTTGACAACTTTGTGTCCAGCGTTAAGGTCGTAGGTCAGAATGTCATCCCGCGCGTACAGCAGATACTCAGCGGCATAGGCGAGCTGGTAACTGCCATTGCGCCCATGATCGCCCAGGAGCTGCCAGCACTCATCAGCACGGTGCTGCCCGCTATGGTCAGCGCTGGTGCACAGTTGCTGGTCGGCCTGGTGACCGGGCTTATCACCGCCCTGCCTGACCTGGTGGCTGCGGTGCCGCAGATTGTGTCGGCGCTGGCATCTGCCATCTCTGCCAACCTCCCAGCTATCCTGGCGGCTGGTCAGCAGCTTTTGACCATGTTTGGCAGCGGGATCCAGTCCGGCGTACCTCAGATGGTGGCGCAGCTGCCAGCGGCCATAGATGGGTTCCTTGGCTTTATTACGGAGCAGCTTCCAGCCGTGCTGGACAAAGGCGTGGAGATGCTGACGGAACTGGCAAACGGAATCATCGCTGGAATCCCACAGCTGCTGGAGCAGCTTCCACTTATCTTTGAGTCTTTCGAGACGTTTATCACAGTCAATTTGCCGGTCATCCTGGACAAGGGCATGGATCTGCTGTTCAACTTTGTGGACGGCATCATCGCCGGGATTCCCGACATGGTGGCGCGGCTGCCGGAGATCATCAAAAGCATCACAACAACGCTATCGAACAACTACCCGAAAATCATCCGATCTGGATTTGATCTTCTCATCAAACTGGCTGACGGCATTTTGAGCGCTATCCCGGATCTGGTCTCCGTCCTTCCCCAAGTGGTGGCCGCAATTTTGAGTGGCTTTAGTTCGGCGGTTTCTGGTGTGTTCGAGATCGGGAAAAACATTGTGATGGGCCTGTGGGATGGAATCAAGAGCATGGGTTCCTGGATCGCGGAGAAAATTGGAGACTTCCTTGGTGGGATCGTTGATGGCGCAAAAGACCTGCTCGGTATCCACTCTCCGTCCCGGGTATTTGCGGGCATCGGGAAAAACATGGCCCTGGGGCTGGGCGATGGCTGGGAGGATTCCTTCGGACGTGTCCGGGATGGCATCACCCGCGGCCTGGACTTCGGCGCAGCATCGGTGGATTTCGCCTCCTCCGGGCTTGGAATGTCCTCTGCCGGTATCATCAACAGTATGGCGGCGGGGTCAGACGCTGGGTTTGCCGATGGGTTAACGGTCAACCTCACTCTGCCGGACGGCACAAAGTTTGCCACCTGGCAGCTGCCCTATCTCATCAAGGCAGGTTCCGCTACGGGAACGCCTATTGCGGACCCCCAGTTGGCGTAAGGAGGCAATGGTATGACGCAACTGATATTAGATTCTGGAGGCGCATCTGTTGTCCTTCCTGAGACCCGCCGTGAGTCGTATGTGGTGGACGAGGAGCCGCTGAGCCGAAACCTGTTAATGATTGCTGGAAACATGGTCAAAGAGCTGCGGGGAGATGTATGGGTCATTGATTATCAGTACGGATATTTCAATGACACAGACAAGGACCGCGTGATCTCTGCCTGCAAAAAGGGAAGCCGTGAACCTATCGTCTGCAACTTCCTGATTCCGGACGAAAATAAGATGCTGACTTCCACATTTTTCGTGACAGCGTACACACGGCCAAGGTTTTATTGGAGTCGGGATGATAAAGGGGCCACCGTCCCTGTGTGGGGTGGGTTTACGGTCTCGCTGAGAGAGGTGGACCCCCATGATTAACGCCACAGAGGAGTACAGGGTCGCAATCGTGGGCGCTTCCCGCCGGACCCATATCAAGGCTGTAGTGGACATCAGTGACCCGGACATGACCTTTTCTGGTGTGGAGAGCAGCGGCGCGGCGGACTTTTCGCAGCCGTCCCAACTGTATGACCGAGTTATGGATCTAACACCATACGCCACTCTGGAACCCAATAGGTGGGTACTCAACGGGAAGTTTCACCTGATCCCAGCAGAGGGAGCGGCGGATCAGGTTGGATTTGTGAGTGATGTGCTCTCCGGAGAGGACGGGAGCTTTTCAACAGCTGTGTGGGTGGAGGAGCGGTTCTCTAATTTATCCATCCTTCAAGCTTGCTCCATACACTTCCCGGGTGACGCTTGGGACGGTGTCCCTGATACTTTCACCGTAGAGGTCAAACAGGGCGGCACAGCCTACTACACAAAGGAGTTTATCGGAAACAGGACCCGGGCGGTCAGCCTGAGCGGCTTCACCGTCAACAACCCGGACGCTATCCGGGTGACGGTGAGCAAGTGGAGCCTTCCGGGCCGCCGGATGCGGGTGGCTGAGATATTACCCGGCGTATATGAGGAGTGGACAGAGAAAATGCTGGTGGAGTTCAGCTCCACCCAGCAGGCTGATTTTTCCTGCATCACACTACCATATGGAACGATGAGCCTATCTTTAAATAACATCGACAAGCGGTTTGAGCCGCGAAAGAAAAATGGTCTGTTTGCCTCCATCGAGGACAGACAGGGCATTGAAACTCTGATCGGGGTCAAACTCACTTCTGGCGAAGTGGAGTATAAAAAGATTGGAGTGTACTACCAGTACGGAGACGGCTGGAAAACCTCCAACAACGATATGTCTATCGACTGGGCGCTGGTGGATATTGTAGGGCTGGTGGCAGAACGCACTTATCTTCCACCAACGACCCTGCCAACTACCCTGGAAGGCTGGATCTCCTCTGTGGCAGCCCAACTTGGGGATAATTTCAAGAGCCGCTACCACGTTGATCCAGGCCATGCCAAAAAGCCAGTAAAAGCAAAGGATAAGTCGGCGGTGACCGGAAAGAAGTGCGGGGACATTCTGCGGTGGGCCTGTATGGTGACCGGCACTTTCCCCCGCGCGGATGCTGAGACAGGATACCTGACAGCGGAACCTCTATGGAACCAGGGGAACAAAACGCTTTTGACCGCGCTCGCTGACTACCCAACCATGAAAGCCAACAAGAGTGTGGCGTCCCTTATCTTTACCCTTGCGGATGGAACTCAATATGTGGTCAGTGGCAACAGCACCAGCAGTGAAAAGACCATCAATATTGAGAACCCATTCATCCACACCTCTGCCGAGGCCCTGACCGCGGCGCGGCTGATCCTCAGCTGCTACGGCGGAAACCTGATCGAGACCACGGGGCGGGGCGATCCATCCGGAGAGATCGGGGACGTGGACACCATCTGGCTGGATGAGTCCAGCGCCACCACCGCCCGGCGGATGATGCAGACCTTCAAGATCCAGGATGGGGCACTCCAGGGCTGTCAGAGCCGGCTGCTCCAGGCGGATGGGTCCTTCCTATTCCAGGAACGGGCGGTGGTCACCAAGAGCGGATCCTGGACGGCGCCGGCGGGAGTCACTGCGCTGCGGCTCATACTTGTGGGCAAAGGTGAGGACGGGACAGCCGGAACGGACGGCACCTGGGATGAAGCCGGAGCGGATGGCGTGGATGGCCGGGGAGGCCTTGTCTGGGCCGGGACGGTATCGATCAATCCGCAGCAGTCGTTCAGTGTCCAGATCGGGGACAACTCTGTTTTTGGGCAATACAGCAGCGCAAATGGCAGCCGTTTCCCGTTTGGCTATACGGATATTGCAAGCGGCGATAGTTTTGCGCGAACCGGGGTCCAAAAGCCTGTCCCCGGCTCTGGGGATGGTGGCGCGAAGGGCCTGGGCGGGATCAAGGGCAACCGCCATAGAGAGCCAAGCTATGATTCCGAAGGGAATCCGGTCGGCTCACACTGGGAGATCGACAACTATCCTGGAGAGGGCACCGCAGGGCAGGCTGGAGTATCCGGCTGCGTCGTGATCTATTGGGACAAGGAGGGCGCATGAGTTTTGATTTTAGTTCTCTGGTGACAGATCGGACCCAGGCGGATGTGGAGACCCGGAACGACAAGGGAATCTATCAGGCGGCGGATCTCAACCGTGTCACAGCGGCGATGGAGGCGCTTGCCAATCAGTTTTCGGTTCTCGGGTACAGCACAACAGGTTATCAGAGGATCAAGGCTGTGGAGCAAGAGGCTCCGAGGATACCGGAGGGATATACGGAGTTGGAGTCCATCACAAGCTCCGGCACCCAATACATCAACACCGGGGTCAACCCAACCAGCAATACACGGGTGGAGCTGCGGATGTCCACAAGTCAATCCGGCAGCAAGACTGTGTTTGGATCAGACGTAGGGTGGACCGCAAACGGATTTGCCTTGGGTGTCAACTTTGCCCACTACGGAACAAGAAACGGGAGCTTTACCGGGCTTAACGACGGTGGGGCGCATACAGTGGATTTCAACCGGAACTCGATCTCTCTGGATGGGGCCAAGGTATTGACCCTTGGTGAGGCTATATTTGAGTTGGCATATCCGTTGTACCTCTTTTGCAATGACCGCTCCTCCGCCGCTCAGGAGCACACGAGCATGACACTGTATGCCTGTAAGATCTATGAGCAAACACACTTGGTGCGTGATCTGGTTCCGTGTAAGGATCCGGCTGGAGCGATTGGCTTATATGACATAGTGGAGGCACGGTTTTATAAAAACGCTGGGTCCGGGGCGTTTGCGGCAGGGGCAGAGGTGAGCCGGCCGGAGGTAGATCCGTATGAGTGGAAAGAGGAGTATTACCCCACTGCGGAGCAAATGGCTCAGTATATTGCCAATTTGGAGGCCCTGAGGCGCGTGATCGCAGTCCTGCCCACCACGCCAGATAAGCCGGATAGTATGGAACTGTTGGACCATATTAAAGCCAATAATATCGAGAAGATTCTGGTGGACATTAATAAATTACTGAAAAATATGCCCTCTGCCTGGGTTTACAGCGGAGAAGTAGAGTGCGGGGAGGTCTGAGTATGCAAGACAGAGTTCCAACTTATCCAGGACGGGTGAAATTGATCCCTGTATTGGGACAAGAGAACACCTATGAAATGGTTCGTGCAGACGAACCGACTCAAGAAGGGACACCGTTAAATAAAGCCAACCTACTTCAAGACTCCGTTGCTAAAATGTATGGGCTTTCAGAGTTGGCTGTCCCAAATGATGTTTTTGATTTCTTGGGGAAGTATAACCTGCATTGGTGGAAAACGAGTGGCTATATCCCGCCTTACTACACGTTGGGTGAAAAGAAAGATCACAGAATATCTGGTAGCGAGGTCTTTGATACATTTACAATCCAATATGCAAATTCAGTATCTGTGGACGATTCCGGAGTGGTCTCACTCAAAAATCCGACTTCCGCAACCATACAGTGCGAATTTGGCAGTGGCGATGCAGACGAAATCAACAAAGTTCCGACTGGAAGTTTTATGATGTCTGATCGTTTTCCTAACGAGCACGCAATCTATTACAAGAGTGCTGATGCTTACGATGAAAAGCGGTCAGGGGCCAGTACGATAGGTACATACCTCCCTGAGCAGGAAGTGGCTGGACATCCGGCTACCCTGAATGGCGAAGGGACGGTGCATTCTGCGGACAGAAATGCATATCCGGACAACGGAGCCATTGGGAAAACCCATTACAAGTATTACGGCATTCCATTTGAAAACCTCGTAAAAACGGCCGCAAAAATTGTAGCAGGGGAATATGTTGGAACTGGAACTAGCGGATCCTCAAACAAAAACTCACTGAAATTCGGGTTCAAGCCTTCTATGGTGCTGATTACTGGTAACGGTTATTTCGGCGTTTTAACCTCAGAGGTATCCAAGTACTTCTGCGCAGGTATTAGCGACTGGAATAGTTTGGGTAAAAACGGCCTTGCTGGGTCAGTGACTTTTGACACAAACGGTACTGTGTCTTGGTACGCAACTGCAAGTGTTGGTGACTACAATTTTAGAGATAGTCCCAATATCCAGTTCAACGCACAGTCAGTCACATATTCTTATATCGCAATCGGATAAAGGAGGAGAACAGAATGTGGTATATCGACCCTGTCCCAAACGACTCAGGAGCATACAGTCCTCCGCAGTCCACGCCCTTTGACAGTGCGATCCCGCTGACAGATGAGCAGTCGGATATGCTGGTCCAGCACAACGGCTTTGTGGCCATCACCAGAGAGCCGGACCCGGAGATGGAGGGCAGCACGGTGACGGTGGTGCCGAACACCGAGGCGTGGGAGGCGTGGAAATCCTCCCTTCCGCCTCAGCCGGAGCCGGAGCCCACAGAGGCGGAACGGCTGCGGGCGGACGTGGACTTTTTGGCTGCTATGGCGGGGGTGGAGCTATGAGCGTGTACGAGCTGGCCCGGAAATACTACCCCCGGCTGTGGGACGACGCCCGCATTGACGCTCTGGTCCGGGCCGGACGGCTGACCAACGAGGAGCGCGAGCAGCTGCGCCGGGAGGCACAGGCCCCCGCCGCAGGCTAGGCAGAGGAGGCAGACATTGAGCATCCAGGAGCTATTGACAGGCGGGGGCGGGCTGCTGGTCCTGGCGCTGACTGTCATCCAGGTCGCCCCCGTCAAAATCAACCCCTGGTCCGCCATTGCCAAGGCCATCGGGCGGGCCGTCAATGCGGAAGTGCTGGCCGAGCTGGAGCGGACCCGGATCAAGCTGGACAACCACATCAAGACCGACGATGAGCGGGCGGCGGATATGCACCGGGCCAGGATCTTGCAGTTCAATAACGAATTGATTCGGAATATCCCGCATACCAGAGAGGAGTTCATCGAGATCCTAGCCGAGATCGATGGCTACGAAAAATTTTGCAAGAGGAACCCGAATTATCCCAACAGCCGGGCTACCCATGCCATAGCCAACATCGGAAGGGTGTACGACGAACGGCTACAAAAGCACGATTTCATCTAAAGATGCATAGCACTGGAAGGGGGTGAGAGATGTGGAACAGCTGTACAAGCGGCTGGGGAACCTGCTGACCATCAAGAGTATGGTGACGCTGATCCTGACGGCGGTGTTCGCCTGGCTGACCTGCTCCGGCGGGGTGAGCGCGGATCAGTTTCTGACCGTGTTCACCGTGGTCATTGCGTTCTACTTCGGGACGCAGGCCGAAAAGCGCACCAACAGCGGAACTTAACGTACCAACACAAAAAAGACATGAGAGGAGAAAGAACAATGAACGCCAATTACATCTATGACATTTTTGCCACCTGTGAGGACCTGGACCTGCCCGACCTGACCATTGCCCTGGCCCACTACCAGAGGGGCAATCCCCTTCCTGAGGGCATGACCGAGCAGGGCATCAACGAGTTTGTGGGCAACCACTACGAGGCTCTGGTGGACGCCTTCGCGGGCCACGACCGTGAGGCCTTTGCGGCCGCCGTGGAGGCGGGGGTCCAGGAGGACGAGGAGCGCGCCCAGCAGGAGGCCGGTCAGGAGGTGTGACCCCATGCTGATCTGCATCGATGCGGGTCACTACATCGGGACCCCGGGGAAGCGGTGCCTTAAGAGCATCGACCCCGGGGAGACCCGGGAGTGGACCCTGAACCGCCGGGTGGCGGACAAGCTGGAGGCCATCCTGGCGGGGTATGACTGCCGGACGATGCGGGTGGACGATGTGACCGGCAGGCGGGATGTGACCCTGTCCCAGCGGGTGGCGGCGGCCAACCGGGCCCGCGCAGACGTCTATCTGTCCATCCACCACAATGCCGGGATCAACGGCGGCTCCGGCGGCGGGATCGTGGCCTACGTGACCCCCAGCCACCAGAAGCAGAGCGAGGTGGTGCGGGACGCGGTGTACCGCCATACCGTGGCGGCCACCGGCCTGCGGGGCAACCGGGCGCAGCCGCTGGCGGAGCAGAGCCTGTATGTGTGCAACTACACCACCATGCCCGCCACCCTGATCGAACTGGGGTTTATGGACTCCACCACGGACACCCCCGTTATCCTGACGGAGCAGTTTGCCGACCAGGCAGCGGCCGGGCTGGCGGCGGCGCTGGTGGAGGTGTATGATCTCCAGCTTGAGCAGGACGGGGAGATGACCGTCACCGCCGTGCCGGCTGGGGATCTGACGGTGGAGCTGGTGGACCGGCCCAAATGCGAGTGCGGCGACAACTGCGCCAATGCGGGGTATTTTGCCAATTATTCTGAGGGTGGGGAGCCGTTTACCCTGCCTGTGGGGCATCTGGTGGCGGACTACAATGCCTCAGGGAAATGGACGAGGCACTACTGCCAGGAGCGCGGGCGGTTCCAGTGGGACCGGTTCACGTTTGACGCTGGCCGGTGGGTCTATGCCAACCCTATGTACGGGAAGGCGATCTCCACTCTGCTGATCTCTGGCGGCAAGGCCCGGGTGGAGGAGATCCCGACGGTGCCGGAGGGGACGGACTACGCCGTGTCCGGCATCCCCGTGCTGCGGGCTGGGAAAGCCTGCACCACCGCCCAGGCCAAGGGGCAGGGCTGGGACGCCTCCCCGCTGCGGGCCACCTGGCACACGCTGGTGGGCCTCAAGGGAGACGGCATGGTATACGTCATGGGCTGGCAGTCCAGGACCGCCAACCTGCTGGACAGCGGCGAGGCCGCCCGGGTGTTCCGGGGGCTGGGCTTTACCGACGTGCTCAAGCTGGACGGCGGCGGGAGCTACTACCAGAGCCGGGACGGGGCGGTCTCCAAGACCGCGGAAAACCGGCGGATCAACAGCGTACTGCGCTGGACGGTGAGAGAGGAGGAGCCGGAGTTGACGGAGGAGCAGGCATGGCTTGACCGGATGATGGAGGACTGGATGGCCCGCAAGGCCAAGGAGCCAGCCAGCCAGTGGGCCCAGGCGGGCCTGGAGCAGGCAAAGGCCAAGGGCATTACCGACGGGACCAGGCCCCGCAGTCTGGCGACCCGGGAAGATGTCGCGCTGATGGTCAATAAGGCGTTGAGTAAGATAGAAAGGACGTGACAGTAATGAACGCAAGAGGGAAGATACCAGAATCTCTGAGGTCTCTTTTGCGTTCAGAACTTGAGAAAGCGATTTATGAGGCTGCTTTACACCGGGATGATGACCTGATTGCCCGGAGATATATGATCGACAAGTGGGCGCAGGCTGACATTGCGGCGGAACTTGGGTGGGAACGGTCTACCATATCGCGGCACATCCCACATATTTTTGAAGAGGTAGGCCGAGCTGCGGCAAGAATCACACAAATTGATCACAAGTAACACACTCCCCCTGCTGGAACGCCGCCCAGCAGGGGATTTTTTGTGCGAAAATATAGCCATGGAGGACGTGGGGATATAGGGTTGGTACACGTCGCCGCCCTCCCCACGATCCTCCTTTGATTTTTGAAAAAGGACGTGTGTGGATATGACCATGATCGAGCGGCTGATTGCCGCAGGAATGACACAGGAGTGCGCCGCTGAGACAGCTATGTGGTTCAAAGCCCAGGGGGATGACGATGGCCTTGAGGCTTATGTGATCGCACTGGAGGCCAGCCATGTGGGCCAGGCATAACGAGAACCCCGACGGGCGAAACGTGGGAGACTGCACTGTTCGGGCCATCTCCACGGCCCTGAAACAGAACTGGGAGACAACGTATGTAGGGCTGTCTCTGCAAGGCTTCCTGATGGGCGATATGCCGTCGGCGAACCATGTTTGGGGCGCATACCTCCGAGAGATGGGCTTCCGGCGGGCCGTTATCCCCGACGAGTGCCCGGACTGTTACACGGTGGCGGATTTCGCCGCAGAGCACCCCAGCGGCACCTATATCCTGTCCCTGTCCGGTCATGTGGTGTGCGTCATGGACGGGGACTATTACGACACCTGGGACTCCGGCGGGGAGGTCCCTCTCTATTACTGGTGTAAGGAGGAATGACCCATGAGCTACCCATATTACAGCGGCTATCAGCAACCGCAGTTTTACCAGCCGCCCATGCCGGACCAGCTAGCCCAGCTCCGGGGGGCGCAGTACCAACCCCAGCAATTCGCTCAGCAGCCGCCCCAGCAGGCCGGCGGGCAGAGCATGGTGTGGGTGTCCGGGGAGCAGGAGGCCATGGGCTATCTGGTGGCACCCAACTCCGCTGTAGCCCTGTGGGACAGCAACGCCCCCACCATCTACCTCAAGCAGGCGGACGCATCTGGAAAGCCGTCTATCAAGGTATTTGACCTTGTGGAGCGCACCAGCGTCCCGAGGGCAGAACAACCACCCCAGGGCATAGAGTTTGCCACCAAAGCAGACTTGGAGGCGCTTGCGGCCCGTGTGGAGGCTCTTACCGCAGAAAAAAAGCCCGCGAAGCGGGCGGCAAAGGAGGAACCGGACAATGGGTAATCCCTTTTTCGGCATCATGGGCGGCGGTGGCCGTCCCAACATGATGCATCAGTTCCAGCAGTTCATGAGCCAGATGCAGGGCAAGGACCCCAACGCCATCATCAATGAGATGGTGCAGAGCGGGAAGCTCTCGCAGGACCAGCTGAACCAGGCCCAGCAGAAGGCCCGGCAGATGCAGGGGATGTTTGAACCCCTCCGAGGGATGTTTGGGAAATGAGCAAAGTGTGTGCTAAATATTTGCTCTAAAAGTTGCAAGTTAGTCTCAAAATCCGTGGCCACGGTTTTGAAAATAAATCTACAAAGGAGATAAAGCAATGAGTCTTTCTTCTGACGGTACTGTGATGACCATGCCCGTTCAGCCCGCCTATCAGGGCAACGGAAACGGTATGTGGGGCGGCGATTGGTCCAGCTGGATCATCCTGTTCCTGATTTTCGGCCTGTTCGGCGGCTGGGGTAACGGCTTCGGCGGCTTCGGCGGACAGAACGGCGGTGTAGGCTCCGAGGTGCAGCGTGGCTTTGACCACTCCGCCGTTGTGACCAAGCTGGACGGCATCACCCAGGGCATTTGTGACAGCACCTATGCCATCACCAACTCCCTGACCAACGGGTTCAACAACACCAACATGGGCATGATGCAGGGCTTCAACGGCGTGGAGCGCGGCTTCTGCAACCTGTCCGCCCAACTTGCGGATTGCTGCTGCGGCACCCAGCGGGCCATTGACGGCGTGCGCTACGACATGGCCGCCCAGGTCTGCGACACCCGCAATACCATCCAGACCACCACCCGGGACATCATCGACAACCAGAACGCCAACTCCCGGGCCATCCTCGACGCGCTGAACCAGAACTACATCCGTTCTCTGGAGAGCGAGAACCAGGGCCTGAAGCTGGCGGCCTCCCAGGCCAACCAGAACGCCGTCCTGATGGCTGCTATGGACGCCAACAAGGCGGAGATCTTGCGCCGCACCGGCGCTGAGTGCCCCACCCCCGCCTACTGGGTCAATCCTCCTGTCTCTTATACACATCTGACGCTGCCGACGAACTCTA